CACTAGGGTTGAATAATGAATAATGTAATAGATAGGATATCATAACAGTAGATTTACCAGACTGTCTAGGTAGTTTACATATAGTAAAACGATTGTTATGAAATGTACCAACCATTTCTTTTTGAAAAGGGTACATCTTAAAAGGTATTAGACCTTCATCAAGTGAAACAATCTTTACATAATTCTGTATGAAGTACAGAGGGTCTTCCATACATTTAGCATATTCTTGGAGTTGTTTCTTAGTCCAATTCTGTTGTACGTTTGCTCGTTTGAGATTAGGATTACCAAGATATGTAGCATCAGCCATCAGACTTTCCTTTTAGCATCTTTTGGAGTTCAGCAGTCGAACCAACAAATAATGCGTTAGTAACATTCTTGGGTGCAGAATTAGGTACTTCTTTAAGTTTTCGCATTTTCTCTTGTAAGTCACCTAACTTCTCCGTTACCTCTGCTACTTGTTTAATTAAATTACCAGCAACTTCATATGCTCTTGGGTGTTCTTGTTCTTTCGCAAGTTCTAGAATACCCTCAATGGCTTGAGAACCTTTTTCAACAAGACCATAAAAGTTTTCTCGTTGATATTTATAGTCGTTCTCTATATCATCTTCATTACTTTGTGGTGGTTTTACCTTTGGAACTACAATATTATTTTGTTCTATTGCAGACTGTACTGGGTCAAACACACCAAGTGCTTTATCTATTTCTGAAAATGTGTTTTTCATAACTAACCTTTTTTAACATCTATTCCACTTTCTGGATCATAATTTTTTGCATCTTCAAAGAAAGATGTTGTTTCACTAAAACCAAAATCATCATCTGCATCTGCTCCAGCAGGATTAGGTGTAACTGAATACCTTTGTTCTCTTGTAGGAGTAACTGCTGGTAGATCAGTATATTGGTCAACTTGAATAGTTTTGATAACACTTGAAGAAGTAACTGGGCCATAGAGATAAAACTTTGTGGTAAATGCAAGTGTGTATATAATTGCTCTACGACTGTCAAAATCTCCAGCATAGTTATCTTCGTATGTAACACCATTCAAAATAATAGGAACATCTCTTTTGATACCCATATCTACCATATCATTAATTGTTAATGTATAATCTGGTTGAAAGAATGGAAGTATCTGTTCTACAATCTGTAGTGCATCATCAGAGTTCTTTGCCATACAATATAAAGTAATATCCATATTATATGGAACAGGCATAAACTGTGTGTCTAATTTATTTGTATCATTTGTAGAAGATTTTACTTTTTTAAATTTTTGTACACGATTTAATTTACGAGTAGGATCATATGATAATGTACCAATCTCAAAACCTATTCTTGGTAGAGTAATAGCAACTGAATTTGCAAGTGATGGGTCTGCATCTAAACGAGTTAACCATTTTTGTTTAGGCCCATATGCAAGTGGTACTTTCATTGCCTGTGTTACTACTCCAGAATTATCCTTACGAACAATCTGTATATTATTAAACATAGTTCCAAACGCAACGATTACGTTTCTCACAGTTTCATGGTAAAATTGTTGACCTAACATTATATATTCTCCTTATTCATTATATGATTGTATAATTAAGTATTATAGTAGAATCATTTGCCAATGCGCCACCAGATAAGTTTGTTATACTTACTTTAAATGAACCAGCTACTACTGTATGTATTCTTACTTGAACATTTTTATTCGCAGCTGCAATAACTGTAGATGTTGCAAGACATTTATCAGATGTAACTGTAACATCAGCGTGTACTGCATCATCAGCTAATTCTGCAGCTAAAGTAAGTGTGTGTGCAATCTTAGCATTATTAGATGTAATCGCTCCAGCACTTGATGCAACATCAGAAGCGATTGCTGTATTTCCAGCACTTGCATCTAAAATATTAAGTTCTGATGCAGTTGCTGTAATATTAGTACCACCTATATCCAAAGTGGTTGTAGAAATTTCACCAGCAATTGTAACAACACCATCTGCTAATGTAATGAGGTCTGTATCGTCTGTATGTCCAATAGTTGTTCCATTGATAAGAACATTATCAATATCTAACGATCCACCAGATATTAAACCTGTAGTAGTAATTGCACCAGCACCAACATCAATACTTGTAAATCCAGAAGTAATACTACCAGAGTCTAATGCACCTACTGACACTAGGCCAGTTGCAGTTGTTATTGAATTTTGTGTTGCAGTAGTTACTGTACCAGCCAAGTTACCAGTTACGTTACCAGTTAATGCACCAATAAATCCTGTAGCAGTTATTTTGCCTGTACTTGGATTATATGTTAGTGTGCCATCTGATTCAAGACCAATATTACCACCATCAACATCACCACCAGCAGTAAAGATAATAGCATTATTTTCATTTGTAGATTCGTTATCTGTAATAGTAACTGTTGTTGCGACTGTGGCAACGTCTGCTGTACCTGTAACATCTCCAGTTATATCACCAACAAATGCAGTTGATGTAATACTTGTCGCACCAGTAACTACACCAGCATCAATAATAATAGTTCCATCAAGAACAATTTGTTGACCACTTAATGGTGTAATTAATAAATCTGTACCAGCAGTTGAACTTATCGTATTACCATTTATATTAAGATTATCTACTTGTAATGCAGTAAGAGTTCCTACTGAAGTAATATTTGTTTGAGCTGCACCAGTAACAGTTGCGGCTGTACCAGATGTATTACCAGTTACGTTACCAGCCAAGTTACCAGTCACATCACCAGTTAATGCACCAACGAACCCAGTTGCAGTTATTTTACCAGTACTAGGATTGTATGTTAATGTTCCGTCAGACTCTAAACCTATATTACCACCATCAACATCACCACCAGCAGTAAAGATAATGGCATTATTTTCGTTAGTAGATTCATTGTCGGTAATAGTAACTGTTGTTGCAATTGCAGCCGTACCAGATGTGTCTTGATTACCAGAAGCATTTACGCCAGGTAAGTTAATATTTGCACTACCATCAAAAGATACTCCACCAATAGTTCTTGCAGTTTCTAATGCAGTCGCAGTCGCAGAGTTACCAGATATATCACTTACAACTAAATCTATTGTTCCATCAGCATCTTGATATGTTACGGCAATATCTGTTTCAGTATTACTACCAAACATTGCACCTACAGTATCTTGTATCACTTCTGACAAATCTATGTTTGCACTACCATCAAAAGAAACACCATGTATTGTTCGTGCAGTTTCGAGTGCAGTTGCAGTAGATGAGTTTCCAGTAAGAGGCCCTGCAAATGCATCAGAAGTAACTGTTCCATCAAAGAACGCATCTTTAAATTCTAAAGTTGATGTACCTAAATCTACACCAGCATCTGTTACAGGAGCTAACACACCATCTATTAATTTTATTTGGTCTGTTCCACTCGCTCTAAATATTATGTTGTTATCTGTTGCGAAATCTATATCATTGTCTGCATCTCTACCAATCACTAAACTTGTGTTAGTTAGAGAACTAATTGTTGTTTGAGAAGAACCAAGAACAAAGTCTAATGTGTTATCACCATCTTCGTATGATACAGTTATGCCCGTTTCTGTATTAGATGAAACCATTGCACCGACTGTATCTGAAATTGTTTCAGAAAGTGTTGTACCATTAATAGTAATTGCATCAGCTTCTAATGTTCCGTCTATATCAACATCACCAGAAATATCTAAATCTGCCATAACAGCAGTTCCAGTTATGTTTGGTGTTGCAATAGTTGGAGTAGTAAGAGTTATTACTGAAGCAGTTGCACTAATACCAGTAGATAGTGAAGATGCATCTCCAATGAGAGTATAAATCTCTAAAAAGTTATCGTTAATTTTATCTGCGGCTATTCTTAGAGTATCGCCTGAGCCGTCATTATCAGCACCACCTATACCCAATGATTGATATGTCATTATGTTCTCCTAAATTTATTAAACATATAATTGTCCTAACATTATGTGGCACTTCCTACATCACCAAATGGATTTGATTCTGAAAAATCTAAAACTGTATCATCAAGTTGGTCAAATAATTCGTTTTGTGAACTCTTATCTGTAACATAATCACCTATTATATAGTCTTCTGAAATTAAGTAAGATAAACTTCCAGTATCAGATGCATTTTCAAGAAGTATACTTTCTCCAAATGATGATGGGTCTATACCTACTGTTGTTCTATCCATTGTTACATTCGTTACATCAAGTGTATAATTAGTATTATCCATAGTCAATACTTGACCAACAGATGTTGATTGTTCTAGGGTAAATTGATACTCTCTGGTATCAACAGATAAGTCACCCTCTATTGCATCAATGGTTGCAATACCTGTGTCCATAACTTCAGATGCATACTCAAATTGTTTACATCTTAGTTTGTATACTGGATTATTGTCCAGTTGATAAAAAGGTTCGTCATGGTCTACAAAATTAATTTCAAACATCTTTGCAAATATAGGGTGATATACTAAATCTCCCTCTAATGGTCTATCAGCATCTGTTGTTGATGTGTCTTGTAATATGTAATAATTACCATCAAGTGATGTAAGTGTAGATGAACTATCAGTTTGATCTATACTTCCAGTTTCTAAAACAATAGAACCACCAGTTGTATCTGTACCATCTTCTAAATTAATTTGACTGTCCATCTCTTGAAATCGTTCTTTGGAAACTACGAATGTAATCTCGTTACGATTTTCTAAACCAAATGTTGAAATGATTTCTTTATCTCCACCAAAACCAGCTCCATCTTCTACATACATTTCTATTGGTTGTGCTTGTGTGTATTTGGATAGTGCATCTTCTCCAAGAACATTATCAAGTGCAACAGTTTCACGATTGACATAATACACATCATGTCCATAAATCTGGATTGCTTCCTTAACTAAGTTTTGGTATAAACTTCTTTCAGTTGCAAGTGAGTGTAGATTACTCGTA